AAAAACATATCGATCACATCTTCAAACGCGCCGGTTATAACCCCGACGATGTTCGCGACCGTGACGCGCTGATCCAGGCGCTGGACAGGTACGAACCGTGCGGCCTGCCACTGGCCGCCCATCAAAATATCATCCGGCAGGAAATGGAAGCCGCAAAAGCTACGGCGGCAGCCTGGGCCAATACGCCGGAAGGTGTCGAAGCGCGTTTGTTGTCTGAGCCGTTCTTCATCCGCGAAGTCTGGCGCAAAAAAATTGAATGGTTACGGGTCAACCGTGAAACCAGACACGCCAATGATTTTCTTATGGGGACCGTGAAAAAATCATTGCTGCGTCTCGATGTTGTGCGCACAAGGCAAGGTGTTTCGCCTGATATCACCGGCGAACTGGCCGCGTACTGGTTCGGGCGCTGGCAACGGCTGGCTGATTTCACAAAGCGGGAAGCACTAAGCGCCGCTAATGAGATCGCCAGCCGCATGGCTGAAATGCTGGGGACGGAATGCGAAGCCCTGGGGCGGAATGTTTCCGACATGAACGTCGAAGAACTGGACTGGCTTTATTGCCACCTGGGCCGCGAAATGCTGGCGCTTCGCATTGTGCCGCCTGCATGGTATGCGCCGTGGGAACGCGAGCGCATATGCACGGCCATTTTGCGTATGGCTTCGCCAGACTGGTGGGGGCGCAAAATCTGGCGCTTGCGTTGTGACTGGCGTGAAAACCAGTTGCGTGCTGTTGGTGCGGTAAATAAAAAAGCGCATCCGTATATCAGCGCGTCAAGCCTGATGGAATGGCAGGAACAGCGACGTAAAAACCGTAATTTTTTCAAAAGTCATGAACTGGTAGACGAAGACGGCAACGTTTCGTCGCTTGAGGACATGATTAACAAATCCACGTCTAATCCTGCAATTCGTCGTCATGAACTTATGGCCCGTATGGCTGGCGTGGAGCTTGTCGCCCAGAGTCGTGGCGATGTTGGTATCTTCCTGACCATCACATGCCCGTCGAAATATCACGGCAATATTGCGTCCGGCCACCATAACGCAAAATGGAACTACGACACGGTTGCACAGGCGCAACGCTATTTATGCCGTGTGTGGAACCGGGCAACCGCCAAACTGAAACGCGAAGATTTGCGCCCTTATGGCTTCCGCGTCGCCGAGCCGCATCACGACGGCACACCACACTGGCACGCCCTGCTATTCATGCCGCAGGCAGAAGTAAAAGCCACGGTCGCAATATTGCGTGATTACTTTGTCAAAGAGGACCGCGCCGAACTGGGACGTAATACGGGCGCCCGTTTTAAATCCAAAAAGATGGATCCGAGCAAGGGATCTGCGACAGCGTACATTGCCAAATACATTTCGAAGAATATCGACGGCCACGCGCTGGCCGGTGAACTGGACGACGAAAGCGGCAAGCCGCTGAATGAAACTGCCCGGTATGCGATGGCCTGGGCGTCACTTCACCGCATCCGCCAGTTTCAGCCTATTGGGCAACCGCCCATATCGGTTTACCGCGAGCTGCGCAAACTGAGCAATCAGATCACGACCCGCCAGAAAATTGACAATACCTTCAAACGCGGTGCGCCGCTGCTTAGGGATCCTGCAATGGATGCGGTTTGCGCCGCTGCCGATGTCGGGTGTTTTGCTACCTACATCATTCGTCAGGGTGGTGTTTTGATACCGCGTGAAAACTATGTTGTCCGTCTGGCCTATCAGCCAGCTGATGAAATGAATGCTTATTGTGAGATCCCCGAAAAGGTCTTCGGGGTCTGGTCGCCGCGTCTGGGGGATGCCTCCCGTATTTGCACCCGTCTGGTTAAGTGGAAGATTCGCGCCAAATCCAAAGCCGCCTCCGAGGCCAAAAGCGGCCCCGGTTTGGGGGTTGACCTTTTGTCGTCGCCAACCGGCGACGCTTGGAGTTCTGTCAATAACTCTACGGAAGACGAAAAAACCACCAATTTTTCGCCTGATGTGGAGGGTATGACAGAAGAGTCAGAAGAAGAAATCGTCGATTTTGAAAATATGGACCAGCCAACGCGGCGCAAATTGATGCGGCGACTACGTGAAACACCATTCAAAAAGCAGCAAAGCGGATCGCCTTATGAGCCAGGGAGCGAATTGGATGTCGCCTGGCGTTCCGCCGTGGAAAAAACCGAAACCAGATCGGCGGATGAAAAAGCCAGGCGGGCGGCGCTTGCCCCTGCGGTTGCCAGCCTTCTGGCTGATGCGGCGTTGTATTCGGTTGAGATTTCAGAGATTCAGGCCGTTTCGCTGATAATGGGGAGCCGTCTGGAGATAAGCGGCAAGGTTTATCAGGCCAGAGCTGACGGACAGTTGATAACACGTCAATTGCCCGACGAGTCAAGGACGGTAAATAAATTATGGCTACGCCTGCGGGATAACCACGGCATTGATGCTACGCGTCTGCGGTTTGATCCGGTCGGGGAGTATCAAAAGATGCTAGCGGGGGTGGATCTTCGCCCTTCAAAAGAATAAATGCAATCGAGCTGGTCATCATAAATGATAGCGCGAAGAAGAAAAGCGGCACCATGAACAGGATGAGAGTACATTTTCGAGGCGGAATTAGAGTGTTGATAAGAATGGAAAATTTGATTCTATGTCAGCGGGGATGATAAATTTAAGCCAATGTTCTTTTTATGATGATATCAACTCACCGGCGTAGTGCTTCAACATTCAAGGGATTTATTATGAGTACCACAGCGATAACACCTCTTCATGCCACAAAGATTCTTGTCTGCTTTCAAGAAATGGGGATTTTTGGTTCAGCGGAACAATACAAGACTGTTTACCGAGATCCTAACTCTAACTTTGTATGTAATGTTCATTCGGGGAGGCGGGGCTTAACTTTAGAGCTGCAAAACCCAGAAAGTAATACCCCACTAGCCCAGATTATTTGGGCAATTGCAGAAGAACCTGTACCTACTCAACCGGGTGATTAAGCATCTATCATTGTTGGATTTATGTTCATCAACCATCTGATAAGAAAATAAGAAACCGACAGAATTCTGGCGGTTTTTTATTGGTAATCACTTATTCTTCTTGAGCGGTTTAGCTTTCCACCGCTTAACCAACCATTCAAACTCTTGATAGGTCGTCTCTGAATTGATGTGTTCCCTGATGGCTTTGATCAGAGGTTCCGCAATATCGTAGGTTTCTATAACGGTGGTATACGATGTTCGTTTGATCATCTGCTCGTTATAGATACCTTCGCGGATACTCACGGCAACCCTTTCGTAAAAATTCAGGATGTACTGAAATTTGCGACGCTCTGTCATTTCCTCTTCGGTGATCGTTTTGCCCTCGCAGGGAAAGACGTAAGCGCGGAAAGACTTTCCTGAACGGTGCACCTGCTTCAGAACATGCAGCGATTCTATATACTGCGTATCCTGACGGCTCTCGAAGAGAAAGTTAGCTGTTTGCGTTTTCTTTGCCGTACGGACGTTATAGATAATCGTTCCAATAGCGACCAGTACACCAAGCAGAACGATAGCATTACTGATGATTTGTAGCCTTGTCTGATCCATATTCTTTCATCCATAAAAAAGGCGGGGCTAAATTCCCCGCCTCATAGAGGTCAATGCGACTTAGAAGCCGTCAAACTCATCAAACATTTTTCTCATACCAACCTCCTTTAATTCAATACTCACCACTTTCTGTGGTTTTCTGTGACAAAATTACCCGAAAGGTAATGTGTAGTCAAATAAACGGTCACTTTTTTACCCGCACAATAGTGCACAAATTTGCACAATTTTTTTGAACCTGTTTATGCCCTTTCCGGCCTGTACTGGCGCGGTCTGAGCCGGGATCCGTGCCTGCACAAAAAAAGGGGCGTTTGTCGCGCGCAGGTGACGGGGGAACAGCCCCCGCAACAGGGGCAGGAAGGGGATCCCCTCCAGATACACTGACTAGCGCCGTAATCGCTTCTTGGAGTGTCGTTTCGTCATGCGTTGTTGTGTTTTGATGGTCAGGGAAAGCGCCTGCCAGCGTGGCGCTGAGGCGCTCTGATGTGATCGATGTTTTTAGAGAAGTTCCGGTATCAGTGCGCTGAACCAGAAGGGAATAAACACAGGGATATTGAAAGTATTTGATGATGTTTCAGGCAGTTCGCCATGCGCTGTCCGGAACAGTCAGCGCTGGCGGTGGTTTATGGTGGGGCATTGCGGGTTAGTTCTGATCCAGCAGTGCGTAAGGGTTAAACCGGATCACCTCTTCACCCAGCCAGTCGTTGACGTGCTTCATGGCTTCCATCACCGGCATAAGCTCGTTAATCGCATAGACACGTGCAGCTTTCTCCACGTCGCCAAACGATCCCTTCTCACCCGGCATCGCTCCCATCAGCTGCGGTGGCACCCGATGAGCGGCAAGGATATCGTCGCGGGAAGATGCCTTGACGTTCATGAATTCATCTTTCGCGGTGATCTGCTGAAACGGCAGGATCTGCACACCATCTTTGCCGCCGCCAGGTGCATGCAGCAGGATATTCTTGAAAGCGCCCTTACCTCTGGACTCTGACAGCGTTTTCTTTACCACCTCAACACTCTTGTCGTTGGCCTGCGCCGAACTGATGTAGATGATACAACCCGCATGAGAGCCGTTGTCATAGTACAGCTTGCGGAAAGTATCGGCAGAGTGCGCCAGGCTGGCAGACAACAGCCCACCGATATACTCCGGCATGCCGTAGATTTCCTGATTGATATCAGGATTCATGATGTGACACACATCACCGCGCCGGAAGATGTACTCTTCCTTCCCTTCCTGCACATACCAGTAAGTATCAAGGTCTGTACCCCTGCGCGTGTATTTCGCCAGTGCATGACGCAGCTCCAGCGGTCCGCCGAGTCGGTTAGTGCGCAGCTCAAGATAGGTGTTACCGAAAACAAACCAGTCAAGGGCAAACCCGGAGAACGCCTGACGTGATAACAATTTGTGGGGGATAAAACAGCCGAGCAACACATTGCGCTTAAAGTACAGCGCGGACTGATGCCATGACGTTTTGCGCGATGCGCGCGCAAGCCCGTACCAGTCAACCGGCGTTTCAAAGTACCGGCCATTATCGGCGCAGTACATGTTATCCAGCAGATCATAGCTCTCCGCCCGGTAAGGGCCGTCAAAGCTGAAGGCACTCAGCGACGGCGCACTTCTCAGTGCGTCAGACAGGTCGCGCGATGTGGCTGGCTGGCGGCTGTAACTCTTTTTACTTTTTCTCATCAGAACTCCATCGCGAATCCACCGCTGCCGTCTCTTTCCTGTCCCAGCGGTTCGTTGATAATGGCGAGCATCGTCGCCCATGCAAGATCGCCGTGGCTGATGCCGCGGGATCGGTCAGTGTCATAAGTGATAAACCCGCCTGGTGTCTTAACCTTTCGCACGGCATTGAACGCCGTCACAAGTGCCCGTTCACTGCGATCGTATTCCCAGCGACCGGCGCGAATGATATGGAGCATCTTCAACACCAGGGCGCGCTTCGAAGCCAGGTTAAAGGTGTATGGCACCGCCATGGGGAAGAACTTTCTCACTATCTGGTAGACGGCTTCACCGTTACCACCGGTCACGTCGATGCCAATGTGCTGAACGCTATATTTAAACGTCAGGTTTTCGATAACTTTCGCCTGCTCTTCGAACTCCAGCCCCTGTACCTGGATAGTTTCTATCGTGCGGAACTTACCACCGGGCACCAGTGGTGGCACTGTGACGGATACCCCGCCGCTGTCCCCCTTACCACTGCTGCCGTTGGCGTCATAGCCAATCCAGACTGCGCGTTGTCCCATTGGTCTGCTGGCGAAAGGTTTCCAGTCGGGCCATTCGTCGTAACCGTCAGCCCCGCAGCCGATCAGCGCGTTAAGGTTGAACGCCGACTCACCATCCCGGACGAACTCGCACATGTACAGGTTCTGGAATTCATCGTCGCTGTTCTCATCCTGTATCTCTTCAAGGTCGGTATACTCCCAGCCATGTTCTATAACGTCTTTCAGGGTAACAATCTGACGCCAGGTTTTATCCGGACACAGCAGGCCGCTGTTGAGCGTCTTCCAGGTCACATCAAACGCCTGCCGCTTCGATTTGGCGCGCTTTTCGTTCCAGCGATCGCCCGTCCAGAACGGGTAAGCCTCGTGCGTTTCGCCTGATGGTGTGGAAAAGTAGGTTCGCGTCAGTCCTTTCAGTGTCGCCATCGCCCCCGCCACTTTGCGCAGGTTGGTGAAATTGCTGACCCAAAAGAATTCATCGAATTTCAGGTTGCCTGTGTATGACTGCGCGGTTGCTGCTGATGTACCGAGAAAGTGCAGCTCTGCGCCGTTGGACAACACAATCTTGTCGCCCCCCTTCAGCTCAACGTCCACTTCTTCCGCCACCTTCTGGATAAATCCCCTGAACTGGTGCGCCTGACGCCGGGACGCCGACAAAAATATCTGGTTGCGCTGATACGGGTATTTCACATCATCACGCAGCGCATCAAGCAGCGCTTCGCGGGCAAAATACCAGGTGGCACCAATCTGGCGCGACTTCAGGATCATACGGTTACGGTGGTGGCGCTGCTCATACCATCCGCGCTGATGCCAGGAGAGGGAGTCGAGGATTTTTTCCCGCAGTGCCGTGATCTGCTCATCGGTAAAATGGTTTTTCAGCTTGCGTTTGCGCGTTTTTTTACCGACAGCCGCTTCTGCTGGCTGGCCGTCATTCAGCTTTTTCAGTTGCCGGGTCAGCAGGTCAATCTCCTTGAAGTCACCCCCGGTCTTCTCGTTCTTGTCCGTCAGCTGGATAAGACGAGCATCCATGGATTGCGTGACACGCTGGATAGCGGGCGTTTCGTCCCATTCGTCGCGTTTCTTCCACGAATAAATTGTGTTCTGGCTGATACCCATCAGGCGCGAGATCTCAGCTGGCGGGTAGCCCTGCCAGTAGAGTTGTTTTGCGCGTAGCCGTACAAAAGCGTCCTGAATCATCTCTTCTCCCCTTGTATGCCGGGAAGATTACCGCGCGCGCGATCCCGCTTTCGCTATCTTTCAGTTCTGTGCCTTCAGCGACAACAAAAGCACGTTGAGACAGCAACTTACGCTCTGTCATCATGACCATAAACCAACCAGTAACAGGACAATCAGCATGGCGAGCACCGCAAAACCAGCCCGCAAAAAGTTTCGCGTCGCCGTTTCTGGCGCCACCGTTGACGGTCGCGAAATCAGCGGCGAACACCTGAAAGCGGCAGCGGAAAGTTATGACCCGAGTGTTTACGCTGCGCGTGTGAACGTGGAGCACTACCTGTCAATGCTTCCGAACAGCGACTTCAGCGCAATGGGGGACGTTACCGGACTCAGCGCCGAAGATATTACCGATGGCCCGTTGAAAGGCCGCACAGCACTTTATGCGGAGATCGAGCCTTCGGCACGTATGAAGCAGCTCACCGATGAAGGCAAAAAGGTGTATTCCAGCATTGAACTGCACCCGCAGTTTGCGCTGAATGGCAACGCCTATGTTGTCGGGCTCGCCATGACGGACACCCCGGCAAGCCTTGGCACCGACCGCCTGAAATTTGCCGCTCAGCAACGCGCACAGGTCATGGCGTTCAATAACCAGCAAACCGAGCCACCGATGTTTACCGAAGCGATGGAGGCGGAGGTTATCGAACTGACGCAGCAGCGCACTGAAGAAGGCAAGCAGTGGCTCAGTCGCGTGATGGACCTCATCGGCAAAGGCCGAAAATCCGACAGCGAGCAGTTCAGCCAGGTGCGTGAGGCCGTTGAAAATGTGGCGCAGTCTCACTCTGACCTCCTCGATCGCTTCAATTCACTGGAGCAGAAGAACAGCGAAGCCAGCCAGAAGGTTGAAAAACTCACCAGTGAATTAACCACCCTGCGGGAACAGTTGCAGACCCAGGACAGTAGCCAGGCGTCCCGCTTTGCTGCCACCGGTGGTAATGGCGCGCAGCTGGTTGATTACTGATTTAACGAAGAGAGACAGACTAATGACAATCGTACTTTCCGGGAATACCCGCACGCAGCTTGAGCTGTACATGCAGCGTCAGGCGCAACTGAGCGACGTGACCGTCAGCAACCTGACTAAACGCTATTCGGTGGATCCATCCGTGCAGCAGCGGCTGGAAAATGCCGCCAAAGAAAGCACCGAACTGACGCAAAAGATTAACGTTATCGGCGTTGACGATCAGGAAGGCGATAAAGTCCTGGTTGATACCACCGGGCCAATTGCCCGCACCAACTCCAGCAGCGACGGGGTAAAACGCCGTAACCCGGTGAGTCCTCACGAGCTGGCTGCACGTCGCTACCGCTGTGAACAGGTCAACTACGATACTTTCATCAGCTATTCACAGCTTGATGCCTGGAGCGCTCACGCTGATTTTCAGGCCCGCGTCAGCCAGCAAATTGCCCGACAGATTGCGCTTGACCGCATCATGATCGGTTTTAACGGCACCTCGCATGCGTTGATCTCCGATTTCGCCGCTAACCCGCTGCTTCAGGATGTGAACACCGGCTGGATGGAACAAATTCGTAAGCATGCAGCGGCCCGCGTCATGTCAGATGTGACCATTTCCACACGCGACATGGATAACAAAGTCACCGCAAAGGGACAGTATGGTAATCCGGATGCACTGGTGCAGGACGTCCGTTCTTCTCTGCTGGATGAATGGCATAAAGACGCGCCGGATCTGGTGGTGCTGATGGGGCGTGATTTGTTCAACACCCTGCGTCTGCCGCTGATTAACGCGATGAGCACCACCAACCCGAATACGGAACTGATGGCCGGGCAGTTGATTATCTCCTCGCGCTTTATTGGCGGTCTGCCAGTGTACCTTGCGCCATTCTTCCCGAAAGACGCCATGCTGATCACCTCCTTCAGCAACCTGTCGATCTACTTCCAGAAGGGGTCACTGCGCCGCCTGATGAAGGAAGAGCCGGAATACAACCGTATCGCAACCTACCAGTCGATGAACGATGCCTACGTGGTGGAGGACTACGGCAAAAGTGCACTGATTCAGGGTATTAAGTTTGCCGATGCCCCTGCTGAAGGTGGCGGTGCGTAACTGACGGCACGGGCGCAGGCAATGCGCCCGTCATAACGGAGGACATAACTGATGCTGACACCGGCACAGAAACATTTTCAGAACGTCATGGCGCAGCGTACAGGGCTCAACAACGGTGAAGAAACCCTGGGCGAGCGTACAGCACACGAGCAGATCCTGTACCGCCTTCGCCTTGCGCAGTCACGGTTAAGCGGGATCCAGTCCAGGGCAGCAAAAGCGGACGTTAAAAAAGAACTTCTGCCCGATTTTGCCGGATGGATTGACGGCACGCTTGAAGGCGACAGCGGTCGCCAGGATGAAGTGATCACCACCCTGATGGTATGGGCGGTCGACTGTGGCGATCTGACGCTTGCCCTGCGTATCGGTGAGTACGTAATACGCCATAACCTCAGTCTGCCTGACAATTTCGGACGTGATGCCGCGACGGTACTGACAGAAGAGATCTGCAATCCGATCCTGACGCTGGCAGGCACCGACCCGGACGCAGATTTATCCGGCTTCATCACCCCGCTGGATACGCTGTGGGAGAGGGTCGCGAACCGTGACATGCCTGATGAGGTGCTTGCCAAACTTTGTAAAGCCTGCGCCTTCGCTCGTCGCACCTCCACTGACCCGGAGACGCAGGGCGCTGCGCTGAAGCTGCTTCGCCAGGCGATGCACCTCAACCCGAACGCCGGTGTTAAGCGTGAGATCGCCGCATTAACCCGCGCACTTAAAAAGGTTCAGGGTGCTGGTAGTGATGTGGCCACTACCACCGAAAGTGACGCTGCTGCAGAAAAGAAAGAGCCTGAAAAGACTAAAGTCAGCAGAGCGCCGCGCAAAACAACCACCGGGAAGGCCAGTGCCGCCCGCAAGAGCACGAAAAAATAATTAACGACTTCGACCCCCGTCGACAGGCGGCGCGACCGGCGATCTGAACCCTCTCCGTGTTCTTTTTACCGGTCGCCCACCGCCTGATTTTTCCGGAGAGCACCTTATGAGCATGGTGGCAAAACCCAGAGTAGAACCGGCAGAAAACGACACCACCGATATTGATGACGGTGAAGAGAAAGTCACTGCCGGAACGTTCTGGCCTGACATTGTGCTTCGGGAGCTGCGCCTTGCCAGCCGTATTCCGGGCAGGACAACCACTTCACGGCTGATGTATGTCACCACCGAAGCCGTCGCACATGTTACCGATGAGCTTCAGGAGTGGCAGCAGCAACAACTGGCAGAAGGTTACAGCACGCTGGCAGATGCCCCGACCATTAAACCGAATGGTGAACCTGAAATACCGCCGCGAAAAATAAACGGCGAGAGCATCAATATTCACCGCTACCGCCGTGCGGTCTACGCCGCCACGCGCGCACTTATTCTTGAGAACGCCCGCGACGTGGACACGACCAACAAGAGCGACCGGAAAGCCGATGCGCTGGACACGCAGGCGGAAGACCTCTGGCGCGACGTTCGCTGGGCTATTGCCGATATTCGCGGTGCTCAGCGTATCTGGGCGGAGCTTTGCTGATGAAAGTGAAGGCACTACAGGGCGATACCGTGGATTTACTGTGCTGGCGTCATTACGGCACCACGCAGGGGATGACGGAGAAAGTGATCGCAGCCAATCCTGGGCTGAGTGGACAGTTATTCCTTAATCCTGGTCAGGAGGTGGAACTACCGGATCAGGAGCAAAAGAAACAACGGGAGATGGTACAGCTATGGGGCTGAATATATTCCAGCGGATACATGACCACATCACTTTTTTCATGTCGGTGGTGGTCACCGGTATCGGCGTAATGACCATCAGCGAAAAGATCGCGATGGCGGGTCTGCTGTTAGGGGCACTTTCGCTGGCCCGCGCCTGGCTGCACCGTGGCAGGATGGAACGGGCGCAAAAGCGCCGTAACGATCTGATTGCACAGATCCTCAGTCAGTCTGAAGCCAGAAGCCTGTACGAAGAAGAACGCCGGGCGCTTGATCTGTTACAGCATGACGGGCATGCCGATGAATCTTCCCGTTAAGCGCTACGCCGTCGCCGTCATTGTGGCACTGGGGATCTCGCTGGCTCCGGAAGCCCTGCGTACATCCGAAGAAGCGCAGGTGAAAATTGCCACGTGGGAAGACTGCCGCGCCACCCCATACCGTGACATTGCGGGAGTGGCAACGGTCGGCTGTGGATCCACTGGCAATGTGCAGAACCGACTGTACAGCGAAAGCGAAGTGGCGAAGCGCTGGGTTAATGACCTGCGTCATGCAGAGAACTGCATTAACCAGAATTTTAACGGTGCGGACATGCCACAGTCTGTGTTTGAGTCCATGACGGACGCGGCCTACAACCTGGGCTGTTCTGGCCTGATGTGGTTCAAGGACAGAAATGGAATGCGCCAGCGCACCACCATCTGGAAACTGGCACAGACGCACCAGTGGGCTCCTGTGTGCGACCGGCTGACCGATTTTGTTAACAGCAGCGGGAAGCGTGTGCCGGGATTATTCAACCGCCGCACCGATTTTAAGGCCTGGTGCCTGCGAGATGTTGAGGCACAGCGATGAATCAGACAATCACACTTTGCCTGCTGCTGGCTCTGGTCACGGGCGGCTTGCTCTGGCAGACAAACCAGCGTGGAAAAGATTCGGTTCGCAATGATGAGTTGTCCCGTGAGTTGAAAAGTACCGGCGAAATCATGGGTGAACTGCGGGCAATAAAAGCAGACGTCACTGCTCTGCTGGCACAACGGCAGGCAGATGAACAGCGACGAAATGCACAGGGGGAAATCAGACGTGATCAGATGCGCGAAGCAACGAAAAACGATACGTGCGCTAACACTGTGGTGCCTGTTGCTGTCAGTAACAGCCTGCAAAAACGCCCAGCCAGTACCACGGGTACAGATAGTGCACGAGCCAGTGCCGGAAAGCCTGATAGCCGCGACGCCGCAGCCGGAACTGGCAAGCCCCGTTACCTGGGGCGGAATAGCCAACTGGAGCGATCGCCTTCGCGATGCGCTGGATAGCTGTAATGCCGATAAGGCTGCGATTAGTGAACTCGATATTCGCCGCCTTAAACGACTGACTGAGAACACAGGAGCCAGACAGTGACGTTATTTGATTTTATTGCTGAGCATCCATTCTGGACGCTTATTTATCTGCTGATCATTGCGGGCGTGATTGATCGCTTCGCGCGTTAAAAAGGTGCCGCCATGCTGAAAATTAACTCACTGCGTGAAGCAATGGTCCGCGCCAGCCGCTGGTGTAAAGCCAACCCGGAGAAGTTCACGGTATTTGTCGAAAGCGGCGGTATTGAGACAACCGGCGAAACACCTTCTTTTGCCTATCGCTATAACCTGGTGTTTTTCGCCATGGATTTTCCGGGCGATATCGACGACTTCACCTTACCGCTGATGGCGTGGCTCTGGCGCAATCAGCCAGACCTGCTGCTTAATCCGGAGAATAACAAAGATGTTAAGTTTTCAGTCGCCATCAATGACGACGACAGCGCCGATATTCTCTATGAAATCCCGGTTCGGGAGCGCGTGAAAGTCAGCCGCGATGAAGACGGAACCGTCCACGCGGAACACCTGCCAGAACCAAAACCCCGTATTCCATCAGCTGGCGGGGACTGGCACGCCGTGTTTGAAGACGTGAACCGGGAGACAGCCGTATGAGTGACGATCGCTTTCGTGAACTGGATAAGGTATTCAGCGATATCCTTGCGGGTATCTCTGCGTCCGGGCGGACTCGCTCGGCCCGTCTCATCGGGCAGGAAATTCGCCGCAGCCAACAGCAGCGTATCCGCGCGCAAAAAGGCCCGGACGGAGCCGCTTACCCCCAACGCAAGCGCCGGATCATTCGTTCCCAGCAGGGCATTAAGTTTGTCTGGAATAACGAAGTCCGGACGCTGAAAAACTGGCACGGCGGGCGGGGGAAATATGGACGCACTATCACCGGCTTTGACACCGAACGTAATGACATTCGCACGTTTTACCGCAGCGATATTGATCGTTATCTGGAGATTAACACGCGCACGCTGCGCCGCGACACGGCCCGTAAAGCACCGATGTTTGAGCGTCTGCGCACACTGCGGTTTATGAAGATGCGCCCTGATGCGCAGGGCGTGACCGTGGGTTATGACGGTGTGGCTGCGCGTATTGCCCGTGTGCACCAGTACGGACAGCGCGATCAGGTCGGGCCGGGAGTTGTGACTCAATACCCTGCTCGTGAACTGCTGGGCCTGTCTGCGGCGGATGAACGTCTGATTTACAACGCCACCATTAACAGCCTGGGAAGTGCCGTACGATGAACGCCGAACTGATACGCCTGCTGGAAAACATCATTCGCACCGGCGTAATTTTTGCCGTTGATGAAAAAAAATGGCGTGTCCGCGTGCGTAGCGGAAATCTGGAAACGGGCTGGCTGCGCTGGAACACGCCACGGGCGGGGACATTCAACATCTGGATCCCGCCTTCCGTTGGTGAGCAGGTATCCATTGCCTGCATCGGCGGCAACCCGGAGACCGCCATTATTCTGGGGAGTCTGTACAGCAATGACCACCCGGCACCGGGCAGCAACCTGAAAGAAATTGTGATAACGGCACCGGACGGTGCAGTTGTTCGCTATGACGCTGACGCCAGCGCCCTGGAAGCCACCGGCATGAAAACCGCGAAGATTCAGGCGGCTGTTGGCGTCATGCTGGATACGCCCGTTGTGGAATGCACAAAGCATCTGAAAACCGCCACGTTTGAAGTCACCGAGGGCGGCGAGATGAGCGGTGATATTACGCACTCTGGCGGGAAAATGACCTCTAACGGCGTGCAAGTCGACAACCACGGTCACGGTGGCGTGCAAAGAGGCGGTAACTGGACGGAGGACACAAAATGACGGCGACTTACACAGGGATGAATCCCAACGGCACCGGCACCCTGAACGATACCGATCAGCTGTGGAATTCAGTGAAGGACATACTGACCACGCCGCTTGCCAGCCGGGTGATGCGACGTGATTACGGCAGTCTGGTGCCTGATCTGATTGATGAGCCGCAGAATGATGCCACTCGTCTTCAGTGCATGAGTGCCGCCGTTATCGCGCTGGCACGCTGGGAAACCCGAATTGCGCTCAACACCATTGATATCCGCTGGTCAAATGACGGACGAGCCGTGGCAGAACTCTCCGGCATTATCACCCGGAGTATGCAACTGGCCAGCGTCACAATGATGCTACGGGAGAGCAGCCATGGCGAGCGTTGACTTATCGCAGCTTCCGAAGCCGCAGATCATTAAAGTGCTGGACTTCGAAGAGATCCTTGTTGAGGTCAAAGCGGACATGATTGCAGCATTTCCGCAGGAGCAGCAGGCCGCTGTTGCCGCTGCGCTTGAGCTGGAATCTGAACCGATGAACGCCATTGCCCAGGTATTCGCCTACCGTGAAATGATGCTGATGCAGCGCATCAATGACGGTGCAGCAGCGTGCATGCTGAGTCATTCCAACTTCAGCGACCTGGACAATCTGGGGGCCAACAATAACACCCAGCGCCTGGTCATACAGGAAGCTACGGATACTACTGAAGCCGTCTATGAAAGCGACGCTGCATTCCGGCTGCGTATTCAAAGTGCGTTCGAAGGGCTGAGTGTCGCGGGACCAACCGGCGCATATGAGTATTTTGCCAAAAGCGCCAGCGGTAAGGTGGCTGACGCCAAAGCAACCAGTCCGTCACCTGCCGTGGTCGTGGTTTCAGTGCTTTCCACGGAGGGAGACGGAACGCCAGACCTGGCATTACTGGCAACTGTCAATAAAGCGCTGTCTGCTGATGACAAAAGGCCGGTCGCAGATCGCCTGACGGTTCAGGCGGCAGAAATCGTGAATTATCACATCAACGCCGTCCTGTATCTCTATCCGGGACCGGAGTCTGAACCCATCCGCACCGCCGCAGAGGATGCGTTACGGTCGTGGATAAGTCAGCAGGGCAAGATAGGTCGTGACGTTGCCCGCTCCGCCATTATGGCGGCACTGCATGTGCAGGGCGTTCAGCGCGTGGAGTTACCGGAGCCTGTCAGCGATATCGTTATTGACGACACGCAGGCTGCGCGGTGCGAGTCATTCACTATCACGGTAGGGGGAACAGATGAATAACAGCCTGCTCCCGCCTTCCGCCAGTCGCTTCATGCGGGATGTGGAGAAAGTCACTACACGGCTTGACCGTGTTCCGGTAGACCTTCGCAAACTGTGGAACCCGGACGAATGCCCCGTTGACCTGCTTCCCTATCTTGCCTGGGCGCTGTCCGTTGACAGATGGGATAAACGCTGGTCAGAACAGACGAAACGACAGGTGATTAAAGCCGCCTGGCTCGTTCACCGCCACAAAGGCACGATTTCGGCGCTGAAGCGCGTCGTTGAGCCTTTCGGTTTTCTACTGCGGGTGGTCGAGTGGTGGCAGAGCGACGAAGAGCCGGGCACCTTCAGGCTTGAAATTGGCGTTCAGGAACAGGGGATCACCGAGGAAATCTACCGTGAGCTTGAGCGCCTGATTGATGACGCAAAACCCAGAAGCCGCCACCTTACAGGCCTGTCTCTTTCGCTTCAGTCGCAAGGCTATATCGAAGCCGGTGCGGGATGTTATATCGGCGATACGCTGACCGTATACCCCTATTTTCCAGAAACTATATCCGTGGGCGGTGGTGACTACACCGGCGCAGCAGTCCATTTAATTGATACCGTGGAGATCGCAAGTGGCGACTAAATATTTTGCCCTGTTAACCAATATCGGGGCTGCAAAACTGGCAAAAGCCACGGCATTGGGTGCGCAGGTTGAGATCACCCAGATGGCCGTTGGTGATGGCAATGGTGCGCTGCCGACACCGAACCCGGCACAAACCGCTCTGACGCATGAACAGCGTCGTGCGCAACTGAACATGCTGACTATTGACCCGGTAAACACCAATCAGATCATCGCGGAACAGGTCATACCGGAAGACGTGGGCGGATGGTGGATCCGTGAAGTCGGCCTGTTTGATAAAGACGGCGATATGATTGCGGTTGCCAACTGTGCAGAGACCTATAAACCGCAGTTACAGGAAGGCAGCGGACGCGTACAGGTTATTCGCGTGATCCTGATCGTCAGCAGTACCGAAGCCGTAACCCTGAAGATTGATCCGGCTGTCGTGCTGGCAACCCGGAAGTATGTTGATAGTGCTGTTATTGAGGTGAAAGCCTACACAGATAACACGATGAAAAAGCACGTCGATGCCGCTAATCCGCATAGCCAATACCCGTTGATTGAGAACGCACTAAAAGAATTGGCTGATGCCGGGTTGGTTGGTGAAGTTCTCAAAAACCTTGGTTTGGGAGACGGGTCAGCACTGCCAGTTGGTGTACCGGTTCCGTGGCCCCTTCCGAATCCCCCGCAGGGCTGGCTGAAATATAACGGTGCGCCGTTCGATAAAATTATGTTCCCCAGGTTAGGCGCTATTTACCCATCCGGGATTTTGCCTGATTTACGAGGTGAATTTATTCGTGGCTGGGATGATGGTCGGGGTGTTGATAGTGGGCGCGCATTATTGAGTGCGCAGGCTGCATCATCCATTGGACGATTTGTGTCAGGAACCAGCACCTCGGGGGTGGTTGGTGCTACTGTTTATGATCCTGATGGGACTTCCCCCGGCGACTCCAACTGGGCTGGCGTTGCTACTGGTATGACTACCAAAAGTTTACAGCAGCAAAAAGATGCTGTGCGTCCGCGCAACATTGCATTCAACTACATCGTGAGGGCAGCGTAATGGCAAAAGCGACGCTAAACAAATACGGCATTGCCACAAAAGCTGGCGATATTACGGTCTTTAACTACGACGGTGAAACGAGGGAATACCTGTCATCCGCAGTAGAGTTTCTCGCTGTCGGGGTAGGTATTCCGGCTTATTCATGCACTGATGCGCCGGTCGAGAAAAAAGAAGGATTTGCCGTCTGTCGTACAGCCAGCCTGGACGGGTGGGAATATATCACCGACCATCGGGGGGAGACTGTATACGATAAACAAACCGGCCAGCCTGTCGAGCTAATGGCTTTTGGTAATTATCCCGACAGTGTGACCACCATTGCACCATCAACACTCTATGACAAATGGAATGGCTCTACGTGGGTTACAGATACGGATGCTAAAAATGATGCAGCCAGAAATGATTTTGAGCAGAAAAAGAGAGCATTACGCGCAATTGCTGATGCAGAAATGGACTGGTTGCAGGATGCTGTTGATGCAGGTATAGCGACGGAAGAAGAAACCACCGCTTTAACTGAATGGAAGAAGTACCGTGTGATGTTGATGCGGGTTGGTCCCGAAAAACCTGACTGGCCTATACCGCCGGGGGAACAGGCCAGTTGATAAGGCGTGTAGTCTGGAACCCGGCTAATTGCTCCTGAAGTGAACTGTTATGTTCGAATGGTAATGTAGTTTTTCTAACAGTAGCCATTATCCGCATCTTCATAATTTAATTGAGAAAATAACCGCAACTACCATATAAGGTGTTGTCTGGCAATAAGAATATACTGTATATTTCAAGGCTAACTGAACTCTGAACTGTGAGCGCAGTTATTAGCTTATGTGTAAGGATTATGTATGCTTTTAATTATCATCAGTTATATTTTATTTGCTTTATGTGTTTTTTCGACATTATATGTTTTGAGAATGTACGAAGAATCTGCGAGATTGTGCAACTGGGAAGTTATGGTACTAATATTAATTTCTGCATTCTGGCTTCCTGGGTTGATTATTTTGGTTATTTCTTTTGCGTTTCTGGGGCCGATTCTATTGGGTATCAGATTCCTGCGCAGACAAAAGGTTTGTGCCTGAATCAGGCGTACCGCAGATCTGTTGTGCAGAAAGGGCGGCAGCAAACTGGCGATCGTTCAATAGTGCGGGTATTGAATGATTGCTAGCCACGGCGGATTGTTCTTTTGACTGCGCAGCGCTACACCAATCCGGTCAGCGTACTGTTTATTGAATTGTACGCCGTATTGGCTCCATCCTTCAGCCCGGTCAACAGATCACCGACAGAGGAAGACTGAAGCCGCTCTCGTAGATCTTCATCACAACGCTGAAAACTTATTGAGAACTCTATTTTTTTCGCCTTACCGTAACGGTCGAATTCCGTTCGGGTAGTTTGCAAGCCGGTAATAACATACATCCCGTAAATCTGCCCCGTGCCATCAATCAAAGGCCAGGGGTGTCCAGTATAGGCCTGCGTGGTCAACACCGTCAGCGAGACCTCACCGCCAGTAATTTCCGGGTAAAGCACGCCAGAAAGCGTGATCTGATCTTCACCGGCCCCAATGTACTGCCAGCTTGCCGAACGGTTGATTCGCTCGTTTTTGACGTGCCGCCAGGATTTATTTTGCTGTAGTTGCTGATGGGGTAGCGTCTTCAGCTCAAACACAAACATACCGTAAACCATCATCATAACGTCACCTGTTCACCTAATCTCTGTCCCGGAAACTGCCGCGACCTGCGCGGGTCAGCCGATCTAATTCTGCCTTAACCATTTCTCCTACAGTCTTCGCCAGTTCGCGGGGATTCTGAGTCACCACGTCGTGCAGATGTACGTGAATTTCACCGTTAAACCCACCTGCAGCACTGTCATTTCTGGCGCTGTCGCCTGGGCGTCTGACCGGGGGTAACATGGCCTGCACAACAGGTGCCGCTGCCGCTGCAACAACCGGGGCAAGCGGCGGAGCGATAGCGGCAGAGGTTCGTGCAAGCTTTGACTCCTGCCATTCACCACGTACTGCCAGGGCACGGGGCAGGTTTTTGAAGACGATATCACCGGGGCCAATCCGTTTTTTTGTCTCCTGAAGCATGCCGCCCGTGTTATCGGATATTTTCTGTAGTCGACGCTGAGTTCCCTGATCACCCGTCAGCGGTGTATGTGCCGGAGGAGGCGGTGTTGTACCTGTTTCAACTTTCGGGGGAGAAGGCTTCCACTCTTTTTTCACCATCTTTTTCTGTTGTGGATCCCACTCCCACATAACAGGTTCTTTTTTCAAATCATCGAGCTTTCTTCTGGCTTTTTCCGCTTCGTCAGGCAGCACACCCAACTTTTCCAGTATCCAGGCCAGTGAGTCCATGAGGGCTTTGGCCGGAATCAGCACCAGTTGCAGCGCACCGCCAAGCACGTTGCCAAAGATTTCCCCGGCGCTGGCGCATTTATCAAGCGTCTCTTTGCTGGACTCCATCGGGGTAAGGAGTTCTTTAAACCAGCCCCGCACCTGACTGATACCATTGCTGATAGCGTCAAACAGCGGGCTGAACTGCGCAAATGACTCCCGGAGCGGTGCCAGCCTTTCCAGAATGCCGCTGAACACACCGGCAAAAAATGCCTTGATTGGCTCCCAGTATTTCCAGATAAGCAAGCCTGCCGCGACAAATGCCGCGCCGACCAGACCGATCGGACTCAGTAGCAGCGACAGCGCGCCACCAAGCACCGACACAGCACCGGTGATCATTCCCCACAACATAGGGAGACCGGAAAGGCGGAGCGCCAGCATCGCGATACCGCGTACAAGAGAGCCCAGCGCGGCACCTGGTGAGGCAAACACCGCCAGCAACATCCCTCTCAGCGGGCCCATAATACCCGTCAGCCTGCCAGCCCACTTCGCCATTGAAGAGAACGCTGCGGGCCAGCCTTTGATACTTCCCATCGGCCCGCCCATAAGTGCGCGCAACTGAGCAAACATCGGAATGGCCCGACCGAGTCCTTTTGTGCCGGCCAGCAGCGCAAAGCCAAGTTGCAGTTTTGCTATTGGCCCCAGCAACACCCCGACAACCAGAGACAATCCGCCAATAATGGCCGTAAAGGCCAGCGCACTGCCGCCGATGATCAGTAATGTCTGTGTTAACCGTGGATTTTCTTTTGCCCAGGCAGTCATTGCCCCCACAACATCACTGATCCCCTGAACCAGTCCACGCAACTGATTGTCGATAAGGTCGTTGATCTGTATACGAAACCCTTCCCAGGCGCTGTCGAGGTTTTTCAGATCGCCGTCAAGGTTATTCGCCATCACTTTGGCTGTTTTTTCTGCTTCACCCCGTGCATTTTTCAGATCAGCCAGCAGCTTTTGCAGCTCGCCGCTGCCCGCGGACTGCACCAGAGCCTGGAAGGATTTGGCTGCTTCCTCACCGGCAATGTCTTTGAAGAACGAAAGTTTATCCACGTCGCCGTACTTACTGACCGCTTTGTAAACATCAGCAAGAACAACTTCAGCCGGTCTCATTTTTCCGGTAGCGTCGGCAACGCTGACCCCGAGTTCTTTGAGCGCATCTTTGGCTTTGCCCGTTGGTGCAGCCATGCGGGAAAATGTGGACTGTAGCCCCGTACCGGCGATACTGCCGCGCAAACCCACGTTTGCCATAACGCCGATCATCGCGGTGGTCTGCTCGACGCTGACACCCAGCCCGGCCATCCCCGTACCAGCGTACTTCATCGCCTCGCCAATATTGGTCAAGTCGGTGTTGGTACGCGTAAACGCCGCCGTCAGTACGTCACTGACCCTGTCCATCTCTTTCGGATCCAGTTTGAACTGCGACAGAATGTTTGAGCTGATATCGGCGCTTTCGCCTAAATCCATACCACCGGCCAGCGCCATATTTAGCACTCCGGGCAGTGCGGCCTGAATGGCCTGCGGAGTGAAGCCAGCCATAGCGAGAAACGCCTGTCCGCTGGCCGCGTCAGTCGTTGTGAACTGCGTTTCTGCGCCCAGTTTTTTGGCCTGCTCACGAAGGGCGGTAAACGTGGCACTGCTTTTATCAATGCGGGTCAGCGCCTGCACGCGGGACATTTCTCTGTCAAACCCGACCGCAGGTGCCAGAAAGCGTCCGGCACCATAACCGGCAACGGTAGCAGCCCCCACGGTAACCGCACCACCACCGCGCAACTTGCCCGCCGTCTGCTGCGTGCGATCATAGCGTGCACGTGCTTGTGTCACCCGCGCCAGCATCTGCCGCTCGCGCTCCAGCGTCTGGTTGTACTGTTCGGTACGCCGTATGGCGCTCTGAATGGTTCGATCACTGCCGGAAAGCGTAATGCCATGCCGGACCATCACTGCCGTCGCTTCGCGCAGCTTCTCTTTCTCGCGAGCGCGTACTTCATTCAGGCGATCAAGTTTTGCCGCAAGTTGCGCCATATGCTCGCGCTGCTTGTCCGTCATCACATTCCCAGCCTGCTGTGCCTGCCTGAGTCCGTTCAGTTCCCGCTGGGCCGTCTGTATTTTTTCGGTGGTTTTAGTGAAGTTTTCGCGCAGGCGGGCAAACACTTTTGACTGCGTACCCAGTGATTTAATGTCGGTCTGCGTTTTTTTGAGGGAATCAGAGAGACCGCCCACGCTCTGGCGGGCGGTCTCAACAGGTCGGGTCAGTTTATCGATCGCGCTGAAGGCGATACGGATATCAAGTGTCTTCATCTTCACGGGCTCCGCTACGTCGCGCGGCCCGTTCGCGCCAGGTAATAACCTCACCCGGATCCATCATGTAAATATCGGCGCGCGACCAGTTAAAAACAACGGCAATATCGGCGACCAGCTCGTCAATCTGGTCGAATTTCACCACAGTTACAGTGCTTCCGTCTCCGGCTCGCTCTGTGCTCCAGAGCCCGTAGGCACCAAAAAAGGCACGATCGCCTGAGAGAGCGCGATAAAATCAGCAGTGGCCATCTTTTTAATTTCGCTTTCTTTAAGACGTGGCGAAGTCACACGCGTGAACAACGTTACCAGTGTGTCTGTTTTCATGTTGAGCACATCTGAGAGAGACAGACCACGCAGAGAGCCTGACTGTTTAATTTCCTCGCTAATCTCCACATAGGTGATCGTCTCTTCGCTGCGTACAATCGGCTGGGCCAGCGTCACACCACCTTCAGTCGTTACTGATGCTGTATCATTTTTTTTCATCGTTGAGTCTCCGGGCGGCACAAAAATGTGCCACCGTCAGGGTTAATTATCAGCCCATTCCCAGGGCGGACGTGATGCGGTCAGGGTAGATATTCTTGCCGTCTTTCTTGTAGATAAAGTTCAGCAGGTCAATCTCAATAATCGGCTTATCGTCGATGGAGAATTTGTAATACGTCGATTTAAACGTGTACTTCTCGACGGTGTTTTCTCCCTGCTTGCTGTCGCCACCGTCAAGCTCAGTGAAACGTCCGCGAAGCTCCACTTCAACAAGCTGGCTGTCGCCATCGGTGAAGTATTCACCGGCGAAACGCAGTCGGGTGCCGTCGATATCCGCGCCATATTCCAGAAAAAGCGCTTTAATCACACCGCCAAATTCAATGGAGGAATCCAGCGCCCCGGCATCCAGACCGAGATCCACACCAACGGATCCAATCATGCCGCCACCCTGGTAGTCTTCCAGCTTGCGGCTGAGTTTCGGGCGGGTAAACGAGGTGACTTTCCCGATCTGGTTATCGCCATTAACAAAGCAGGTAAACAGGCGGAGTTTATGAGGAACAGCCATTTACGCACCTCCCAGAGAAGCGAATGCAGGGCCGAAGAATTCATCCGTGAAGGTCTGATGTAGCGTCAGATCTTCCAGCGGCGGCACTGGGGTATATTTGTAGCGGATACGCACCCGCCCCTGACGAAGGTCAGTGGTGCTGTTGTCCACCACGTCATACCAGCATTCAGCACCGATAAGACGCCCGGACGTGACCAGCTTGTCCAGCTTCGCACGAATACCGCTGATAACGTCTTTCACGTTCGCCGGGGTCAGCGGTTCGTCAATATCTTCAAACTGCGCTTCCGCAATGCTGTCCGCCAGAACCTGCGCGGTGCGGGTGTAGACTTCAAAGATATAGTCTTTGGTATCCGTCGCGCGGTTGCCCCAGAAACGGAAACCATTACGCTTAATCAGCGTGGTGATTTCTTTGTTGTTCAGCGCGTTGGCGTCGCTGTCTTCAGCCTGAAGCGACCAGAACACCTGTTTTGAAATCCCCAGCACGTTTTTTACCGGGACGTTTGACAGCGACTTGTGCCAACCCTGAGTGTGATCGATTTGGGCACGCAGGCCGCAGGCATACGCCGGAGCCGGGAACACCTCATTTTTGCCAGACACCGGGTTATAGGCGATGAAGTCAGGCCAGATAAGCATCAGTTCGCGATACGCGAAGGTAGCACGGTAGGCGATGGCATCCGCCATCGTTTCACAGCCGTTGCACCCGGCATACACAAAGGCACGCAGCTTCTCTGCAATCACACACAGTGAGGACGTCACTTCTTCCGTGTCGAGATCGGGCGCTGACAGAATGCGCGGGCGATATCCAATGCGCTCATCCTGTTCTGCTACCAGCAGGGCATACATCCCGGTATACGTGCCATCGGGTTCCGTGCCGCCGATTACCAGCTGCGACTGCGTTTTTTTACCTTCACCTACTTCCGCTTCTGCGACACGAACGACGATGACTTTTGTGCTGACCTGGTCAGCAACTGCTTTCAGGCTCTTGTACAGCGTACCGGTCTTACCCGCCATGCCCAGCACGTCGTTGACCCGATGAAGAAGAACGGGTTTATTCAGGGGGAAGGTGTCAGCATCAGCATCATCCGCCATAGCAACAATCCCGATAACACTGGAATCAATGTCATCAATGGCTGTCACCAGGTCGGTGTTTTCTCTGACGCGGGCACCGTGGAAACGCTCTTCGCTCATGTTTTCCACCATTATGTTGTTTGAGTTCGCAGCAATAATCCCCTATGCATCAGGCCACTTCACGCATTAAGGATTCTGACCGCCAGCTCACAACAAAAAGGGGTTATCGCTTCCCGCGCGCGCGTGAAATCATGCAGAACAACGGAGGCGCTATGACACTGACCGACACACTCAATCTGAAAATCAACAGCTGGCTGGACAACCTGGACGATGCGATAAAGATCCCCGATTACAGCATCACCGCAGGGGGCAAATTACTGTCTGACCTGAATGACCGGATCATGTCGGTATCGATGACCGATAACCGGGGGTTTGAGGCCGACCAGATAACCATCAGCGTGGATGATGCGGACGGCATGGTTAAGCTGCCGCCACGCGGAACACAACTGGCTTTATCGATGGGCTGGAAGGGTGAGCCGCTGATATACAAGGGGCTTTATACCGTGGATGAGATATCCCACGAAGGCCCGCCCGATACGCTGCAAATTACCGCCAGCAGCGCCGACTTTAGGGAGGAATTTAACGTCAAGCGCGAAGTCTCATGGCATGACGTGACGGTAGAACGCGTCGTCTCTGCAATCGCCCATCGCTATAAGCTGAAGGCGCAAATCAGTGAAATGCTGATGAATATCGAAATTGACCACGCTGACCAGACCGAAGAAAGCGACATGTCATTTTTAACGAGGATGGCCGACATGCTGGGAGCCATTGCCACCGTCAAAAATGGCTATCTGTTATTTATCCAGCCGGGCGGCGGCATAACAGCAGACGGTAAGGCGTTGCCCTCTTTCACACTGACGCGAAGCGACGGAGATAGACACAGGTTCCGAATTGCTGACAGGCAAGCTTATACCGGCGTGCAGGCGTACTGGCTGGATCTGAATTTTGGCAAAAAGAAAAAGGTAAGCGTCAAACGCCGCAAGCCGTCAAAGGAAAAAAAAGAAAAGAGCAACAGCCGCGAAGGTGACTATATGGAAGGGGCTGAGGGTAACGTGTATGTCCTGCGGAAAACTTACCAGAACGAAGAGGCGGCAAAGCGTGCCGCTGCGGCTAAGTGGCAGCAGCTTCAGCGGGGGGCGGCGGAATTCTCGATCACCCTGGCGCGTGGACGCGCTGACCTCTACCCGGAAATGCACGGCACTGTGTCAGGCTTCAAAGCGGAAATAGACAACCAGGACTGGATAATTGCAAAAGCGGAGCATGTGATTGACGACAGCGGTGGATTTACCACGCAGCTGGAGCTGGAGGCCAAAATACCCGAATGGATAGCCGAAACGGAATGAGCATAATACAATGGCCGGGAGTTCAACTCCCGTGGGGGAGCCATTATGTTCAGATGTCCAATTTGCGGCGCGTCAGCCCGTATCCGTACCAGTTCACCAATGAATGACACCAACACCGTCCGGCGTAAGTTTTATCAGTGCAACAGCCTGGAATGTGGTGTTGGATTTTCCACACTGGAAAGTGTGGAGCGCCTGACCCGGCGACAAAAAGAAAATCCGCTACCCGATAGCTTCATTCCTCATGACCACTTTCCCGCGACCCATAAGGGAAGAGATCAATTAAATCTGGCGATATGA